TACTATGGAGATGGCTGAAGAGAAGATAGCTCAGAGAATAGATCAGAACTTACTTAACTTATCTCCTGAAGACTTAGATAATATTGGTAAAGACTCGTTCTTAAAACGATTTGATAACCTGAAGATTAAAACTAGAGGTAGATTAATAGTTAAAGAGTATCCTACTAAATCTGTTCATGCAGGTCATTTTAGAGCTCTTTTGAAAGAGTTAGAATTAAAGAAAGACTTTAAACCTGATTTAGTATGTGTTGACTATCTTAATATTTGTGGTGCTATGGGTATAAGTAAACAAGCTAATAGTTATGAACAAGTAAAAGCTACTGCTGAAGAGCTTAGAGCATTAGCTATGGAGTTTAATATTCCAGTATTGACTGCTACTCAGACTAATAGACAAGGTTATAGTGATGCTGATGTAGATATAACTTCTGTTAGTGAATCGTTTGGTTTACCTATGACTGCTGATTATTTCTTTGCTATGACTACTAACGATAAATTAAGAGATGAAGGTATTATTAGATTCTCTCAGTTAAAGAATAGATATGGTGATCCTGCTGATAGACGTAATTGGTTATTAGGTGTAGATTATAGTAGAATGAGAATAGAAGATATGCCAGATCAACCTGCTCATATAGATGCATTAAATGAAGCAGAAAATACCAAACAAACCGATACTAAATCTATTATGGACATCAACTGGAATTAATAAATAATAATAGTTAGTTATGGAAGAGTCAATGCCACCTCGAAAAGAAAATAAAACCCCCGGAAAAAATTTACTAGGAAATATTAGAGAGCGTCTTTCTATAGTAGAAGATAGACTAGATGAAATAGCTAGTCTATTAGAGTATGAGTTTTTGTCTAAAGATGATCCAGAAAGATTAGCTGTTGTAGAAGAAAGATTAGAGCATAGGCTTAGAGAAGAGAAACGAAGAGAAGAACTTGAAAAGATTCAATATGAAAAAGAAGAGAAAGAAAGAATAGAAAAAGCAGCTGCTGATCTATTAATAGCTCAAGAAGAAGAACGAAAAAGAATCTTAGCAGAAGAAGAATTAAGACGAACCCCTCCCCCTCCTGTAAGTCCATATGAAAAAGGCACAATAGAACATGCTAACTGGAAAAGAAAAACATTTGGACTAAAGAAACAGAAAAAAGCTCTGAAATAATGGACGACACTGATATGTTTTATAAAATAGATCCTGATGATTTATGGATCTATGATAAACTTATCTTATCAAAAAAATTAGGTTATGTTTGTGGACCTCATGGAGTTAATGTACCTCGTTTTGGAAAGTATATTGTAAGACCTTGCGTAAATTTTATGGGAATGGGAAGAGGTGCATATTTTGATAGATTTTGGAAAGTAACTGATAATAAGATGCCTGAAGGTACTTTCTGGTGTGAAATATTTAAAGGAAGACATATTTCTGTAGACTATAAAAATAAAGAACAAGTATTAGCAGTTGAAGGTATAAAGAAAAAGAAAGACAATTTATGGAGATGGTCTAAATGGAAAAAAGTAGAAGATAAAATTCCATTTCCTCATGTACTTAACAAATTAAAAAGAAACTATAAGCATGTAAATTGTGAATTCATAGGTAATAAACTTATTGAAATACATTTGAGACAGAACCCTGATTGGATGTTAATGCCTAAAGCAAAAGAAATTATTCCAGTATTTAAAGATGATATTGTCATTATGCCTTCTGAAAAATATCAATGGGTAGATTCAAAAGATTATAAAAGATTAGGATTTTATTGGAAATAAATCTAAAAAATATACTATAATAATATTAGCGAAACTGAAAAAAGGCGATATTATGATTTTATTAGATTATTCTTCTGTAATGATGAGTTCTATCTTTTCTAGGATAGATGATTACGAAAATGATGTAGATTTGTTACGTCATCAGATCTTTAATATCATAAGATTATACAATGTTCAGTATCGTAGTGATTATGGAGAGATGATTTTATGTATGGACGGTGGAAAAAACTGGCGTAGAGAACGTTATCCCTTCTATAAAGCGAATCGTCGTAAAAGCCGTAATAACTCAGTCCATGATTGGGATGCGATCTATTCTATATTGAATAGTGTTCGAGATGAAATGACAACGATGTCCCCTTTCAAATGCATTCGCATTGATCGTTGTGAAGCTGACGACGTAATAGCTACATTGATTGAGAAGCAAACCTCTCCGGAACCTGTACTTATCATCTCTCCTGATCGCGATTTTGTTCAATTACAAAAATACCCTAATGTTAAGCAGTTTTCTAATATACAGAAGAAATGGATAGAACCTAAAGTTTCTGCAGATTATGACTTACAAGAAAAGATTCTCAAAGGCGATATGGGAGATGGTGTACCTAATGTACTATCTGAAGATAACGTTTTTGTAGAAGAAAATAGTAGGCAAACGCCTCTTCGTAAAGCAAAATTTGAAGCTCTCCTCAAAGATCCAGAAGCTTTAGGTACTACTATATCTAGACGTGTTATTCGTAATAGAGACTTAGTAGATCTAGATAGAACTCCTGATGACATTAAAGATGAAATTATGGCTAGCTTTAATGGTGAACACGAAGGATCAATAAATAGTTTAATGACTTTATTTACTAAAAGACAAATGAAGATGTTGCTCGAAGCACTTCCGGATTTCGAAACGAATAAATAAAGTGGATCCAAAAAAGACAGTTTAATAAGGAGACTCCAAAATGGCTCATAGAAAACAGAACGTGTTCACAGCGAACGCTAATGGCGAAGGACAATTAAAAAACGGAAAGAGCTACGTACCTGCGATTGATAATAAAGGACACGATTCAGAACATCTTATAGCTTTCAAAGGCGGTTTCGGAATCGGTAATCCTGTGTATGATAGTAGACAAGGTAAAGTAGTATATTCATTTGAAGTTTTAGATGCCCTTCCAGGTACAATCATGACAGACTCTGATTATGTAACTCAAGAAGATTCTATTGGTAAAAATGGTATTACATTAGGTACAACATCAGCGATAGCATTTGATAGTGAAAACACTAGATATACTCTAACGTTTAATAGTATTGACTCAGATGCAGTAACTGCTGTTAACTCAGGTAGAACTTATATTTGGTCAGAAGAATTCGGTACAGAAAACTATGTAATTGAAGGTTATGTAACTAAAACTACAGGAGCAAGTCCTGATTCAACTCTTGGTGTAATTCCAACATCTTCTAACATAGGTTGGAAAGCTGCACAAGTAGACGGCACATTATCAATTATTTACGATGCAAATAATAAAGTAATGGCTAGAGGCAAAACTATTAACGATGATAAGAATCGTTATGCAGATGCTGACTCAGACTTTATGTTCTCTGACAATGTTGCGTAATTTAAATTATGAAATTAGCGGTTTTTACATTTGGGAGAATGAATCCTCCTACAATAGGTCATGAAAAACTAATTAACAAATTAAGAAAGGTTGCCCGAATGTCAAGAGGGCAGCCTCTCTTGTTTGCTAGTCAGAGTCAAGACGCTAAAAAGAACCCATTAGATTACAATACAAAAATTCGAATCTTAAAAACCTCGTTTGGACAAATTGTTCAAAGAACTAATTCTAATACCATTATGAAAGTAATGGCTGAACTTCAAGACAAAGGATACGAAGAAGTAATCCTTGTTGCTGGTTCAGATAGAGTTAAAGACTTTAATGATTTACTGCAAAAATATAATGGAACTGACTATAACTTTAAAAATATCAAAGTTGTAAGTGCAGGACAAAGAGACCCTGACGCAGACGGAGCCGAAGGAATGAGTGCAAGTAAGATGAGAGAATTAGCTAAGGATGAAAACTTAGACGAGTTCAAGAAAGGCTTACCTTTGAAAGCGCAAAGGATGGCTAAAGATATATTAAGAAAAGTTAGACAAGGAATGAAATTATGATTAAAGCGAAAGATATGCAAGTATTTGAAATACTTGAAGAATTTGATAAAACCGTAGGTAGATCTCAAAAGGTTAATTATCTTAAAGAATATAGAGAACATACACCATTAACGTATGTACTAAAATTTAATTATTGTGATACAATAAAATCATTAATTCCTGAAGGGAGACCTCCTTTCAATGACGAACCAGATGATGGACCTAGTAAGGCATCTCTGTGGCAATACCTAAACGTGTTTCCTAATTTTGTACAATCTAATCAAGCAGCTCAAGTTAAACCTCTACAAAGAGAGAAATTGTTTATTGAGATGTTAGAAGCTATAGCAGTTGAAGAAGCTAATATGATTATACTTGCTAAAGATAGAGAGTTAGAAAAACTATATCCTTCTTTAGATATTGGAATAGTAAGAGAAGCTTTTCCTGATCTTCAAATCCAGACTCAACAAGAAGCTAAAGAGCTGTCTGAAGAAGAGAAGAAAGCTGATATCTTAGCTGTTATCCAAGATAAAAAAGAACAATTAAAGTCATTACAAACTGAAATAAAAGATCTTACAAAAGAAGCGAAAGCGTATAGTGAATGATATTAGAACAAAATCTATTTCCTTATAACATAAGTGAACTTAAACCTGCAATTAATGAAGTAGGTTTCGATCAACATTTTAACCATGTTTATAAAACTTATATTGATGATTTCAATTTGAGTAAAGGTGATATTCCTTTTAATAAAGCTGGAGCTCATCTTCATTCTCTCTATTTTGATAATATTAGAGAATATAGAGATCAAAATAAACCGAATGGTAAGATAGAGCAAATTATTAATAATAGATATGGCTCTCATAATAATTTTTATATTACAATACTTGAACAAGCTGAAAGGCTTCAAGGTAATGGATGGTTGTGGATGAATCATGCTGGTTATGTAAATATTATACCTAATAATAGAATAGTAAAAGATATTATTTTATTAATAGATCTATGGGAACATGCGTATGTCTTTACTCATGGAATAAATAAAGAACAATATTTAAAAACGCATATGCATATAATTAACTGGGATACAGTTAATAATAGATTGGTACAGGATAGTGATTAACTTTGCATTATTTGAAGCAGCAGATTCAAAACAGAACTTACATTTAACTCATGCAGATGAAGATTTATATGAGAGAGGTACAAAAGGTGCTGAATTTGCTATTCAATCTTTGCAAGATGTACTAGATACTCTTCAATCAGGAGCATCAGGAGCTAAAAACGTTACAGTTAAATGGGATGGAGCTCCTGCTTTATTTTGTGGTACTGATCCTGCAGACGGAAAATTCTTTGTAGGTACAAAATCAGTATTCAATAAAACTCCTAAAGTATATAAAACTATTAAAGACATCAAAGATAATGAACCTTCCGGTAAAGCAACTAAACTAGAATATGCTCTTAAACATCTAAGTTCTATAGGTATACCTAAAGGTACAGTCTTACAGGGCGATATGATGTTTACTAAAGGGGAGCAGAAATATGAAACCATCGATGGAAGAAGGTATATTACTATTCATCCTAATACCCTTGTCTATGCTTTTGATACAGGTAGCGATATAGGTAATCTTATTAGAAATGCTGATATGGGTATTGTTTTTCATACTACTTACAAAGGAAGTAAAGACTTACAATCATATAAAGCATCGTTTGGTGCTGATGTATCTAGTTTAAGAAAGTCTAGATCTGTATGGGTAGATGATGCATTCTTTAAAAATTTATCAGGTACAGCTTCTTTAACTAGCAGTGAGTCAAGAGAGTTAAAAGGTCTTATTGATAAGTCAAAGAAAGCTATGAGTAAAGACTTTGATAAAATTGTTAAGGTACTAGATATGATTCCAA